CTACTATTCCCGGAGTCGTTTACGTGCGCTGCACCCCAACTGAACACAGACCCATTTCTCCACCATCGCGTGTTGGGAGCTGAGTCACCTGCTCCACCTAATCCCGTGAATGTGAATAAGTAATATCCCGGAAACCCCGGTGGAGCTGTAAACCGACCGGTGGATGAGTTATATAAACCGTTATCGTTGTATCCAATTACATTCCAAATGTATTGACCCACCATATTCCCCAATGGATTGGTGGTGGAATATACTCTCCCGCCATTCCTACCCACCATCGAGATGGGTCGGTCTGGGTAAGACTGACCACCGAAAAGTTTTGTTATCGTGCTAAGACTGCCTACATTAGACAGGGTTGAACCAGTAACGTGGAGGTTAGATGTGACATTTAGATTACTTACAGTACTGTCACATATAACGTGCAGATTACCCGTGACAGTTACATTACTCTCCGATGTATCCACAAAGAGTACAGGGTCACTCATCTATATTTAATCTACAAAATTAATAGTCAAACTTTGTGGTATTCCGTGTTGTTCTATGTGCTCTCTCAGATGCCCTATAGCTTCGTCAGCTGAGAGAGTTTCATCCTCCTCCTCACCGTCATCCGTTCTGGACCATTCTTCGTGGAGTTCAAGAAGAAACTGGTTAAGACCCGGATATTCCTCTTGCTCTGTATTAGTCGGTATATACCCCGGCATTGTCATGGGTTCATTTTGATTAACGAGGAAAGATGGTGGTTTCACCTTTTCTCGGATATCTTTTATCACATTGCATATCTCCACGTAATCACCTTCTGGAAGACGTTCCGCATTCTGATCAACCAAATCAATTAACTTGTGAAAGAGATCCATTTTGACTTGTTTTTCATATTATTCGTATTTACTTAGGTTATTAATTTCCAAAAGCGACACCCGCCATACCATTCTTTATACGTAAAATGTTAAAATTCACGGCATACACGCGATGAAGGTTGTTACCTCCAGAAACATTGTTGACGAGAAGCTTGGCGTTATCTATGCGGCTGAAGTTTAGTGTGCCACTGGGCTGCGCCTTGCTCATGGAGAGGCAGAAAGGCCAAGAGTAGGTTGGGAGATCATCCAATACATCATCTGGGAGATCAGTGCAGTGCATTTGGGGAACAATGTTGTGATGATAGACATTGGAACTATTCTCAAATAGAGCTGTACCGTTGATGTAGAGAGAAGAAGTACCGAAAGTGTACTCATCATACCACTTCTGACCTGCAGCCGCACCGGAAATAAGGTGGATAGACTTCACTGGGTGGTTGAAGTAGCTGAGATCCATCTCGGTATCAGTGCTGGTAGCTGGCTGGTATTGGGTTTGGGTGAACAGAATCTCATGCTCGGTCTCGGTGAAATACTTCCTCTCATCGGTATCAACGTATATGTAGTTACCGTAGATCTTGGGAGTACCTTGGGGAGTGTAACCATCCCTGCACTTAATTCGAAGTTCCACCTCATGATATTGTAAGGCCACCAAAGGAAGAGCCTTGGTCCAGTCCTCACCGAAGAAGAAAGGAATCATAAAGTGATTCTGACCATGGTTCTCCTTGGCAACATTGGTAGTGACAGTGCATGAAGCCTTGGCAGAGTTATCGCGGAGAAGGGGGTTGTAAGCACCCTGGATGAAAAGTGAGTCAAGTTCCGAAACCTTCTGACCACCAATCCAGAGTTGGAAAGTAGTGGGGTTGGAGGCATCGGCGGAGAAGAGACCGTCAGTGTTGGTAGCAATGTTGGAAATGAGAGTATCCTCAACCCAAATGTAACTGAGAAGGTCACCCTTAGAACGAATGGGTACGGTAATCTCATTAGAGGCACCAAAGGATCCAATGTAGTCCATGCGCTCGGGCTTCATAGAGAAGTTAGTGTGGCGCTTGTAATTCTGACGAAAAAAACTGACCTGTGGCTCACCAGTGATGAACACATCCTGGGCACCTTTAGAAACAAGATCAATCAAAGCAGCTGACATATTTACTAATAAAGTATATTAAAATTTTCGGGCGTTAATAACACAACAAAGAAAATGGTAGTTTTTCAGGCACTTACATGGGAGGCTCGAGATGGAGAAGATGAACACTTGATTAGCATCTTTGGTAAAACCGAGGATGGCAAATCAGTCTGTGTTACTACCGCTTTCACACCTTACTTTTTTATTAAGCTTCCAAGTGGCGTGGATTCGCAAAAGGTTCAAAGAATTTATGACATTCTCGGTAATCAGTGCAAAGATTCTCTGGTTGCTTATTCATTGATGAAGTCTAAAGATGTCTGGGGTTTCCAGAATAATGAGGAGTTTGCATATATGAAAATTAACTTTAAAGATCTTCAAGCTCGCCGATTGGTTGATTCCTTTTTACGTAGACCACTTGATAGGAGTCCTGAACTGTATGAAATTTTCGGTGTAAGGAATGTTAAGGTCTACGAATCTAATTTGGATCCGGTATTGCGTCTTATGCATCGTACAGGTATTCAATCGACTGGGTGGCTTGATAGTGGTGAAAGATGTGTTCGTTCTCACATTGCGAATGTTGATATTGACCTCTTCTGTAACGATTGGACTACTCTAAAGCCAGTTGCCCGAGATGATATTGCACCATTTGTAGTGGCATCTGTGGATATTGAATGTAATAGTTCTACTGGTAAGTTCCCAGATGCAAATATTCTTGGTGATGCTTGTTTCCAAATTGCTATTTCTCTTTGTAAGTTTGGCTCTGATGAACCATATGACAAGACATGTCTCTGTTACAAGGAAACAGATTCAAACCTTGAGGGGTGTGATATTCGCAGCTATGCTACTGAGAAGGAAATGCTTGAGGCATTTCAAAAGTATTTACATTCCAAGGATATTGATATAATTACGGGATGGAACATCTTCGGTTTTGATATGGAATATATTTACAAACGTGCGCAAATTAACAAGTGCAATTACGACTTTTACAACTTGGGAAAGCTAAAAGATATTGATTCCCAATTGGTTATTAAAAAGCTCTCGTCAAGCGCTTTGGGTGATAACTTTTTGAAGCTTCTTCCTATGAGTGGTAGGTTTATTTTTGATCTCTTTCATGAGGTAAAGAAAGGTTACAAACTGGATAGCTATAAGCTTGATAGCGTTTCAAAGCTGTACCTTGGAGATCAAAAGATTGACATGGCACCAAAGGAGATGTTTGCTCGCTATAGGGAAGAAGATCCTGTTAAACTGAGAGAAGTTGCTGAGTATTGTATTAAGGATACTCTCCTTCCACATAGACTTATGAAGAAACTTTGTATTTTGTTGAACTTGGTTGAGATGGCTAAGGCAACGTGGGTTCCAGTTCCATTCCTTGTGGAACGTGGGCAGCAGATTAAAGTCTTCTCCCAACTGACTAAGAAGGCGAGGGAGCTTGGATTTATGGTTCCGACTATTCGTTATGGTTCCCTCCCTGAAGAACCCTACGAGGGTGCGACTGTCCTTGAAGCTCAAAAGGGGGCGTATTACACACCCATCACAGCCCTTGATTTTGAAGCCCTGTACCCCAGTATTATGATGGCTCACAATCTCTGTTATTCGTCGTATGTAATGGATGAGAGGAAGTATGGTAATATATCTGGTATTGAATATGAGACTTTCAAGATTGGCGACCGCACCTACAAGTTTGCACAGGATGTTCCCAGTCTCTTACCTGCAATCCTTTCGGAGCTTAAGCAGTTCCGAAAACAGGCTAAGAGGGACATGGCTGCAGCTACAGGTTTCATGAAGGAAGTCTACAATGGTAAACAGTTAGCCTACAAAATTTCAATGAACTCTGTGTACGGTTTTACAGGTGCTGGTAAGGGTATTCTTCCATGTGTCCCCATTGCTTCTACTACTACTTCAAAGGGTCGTTCAATGATTGAAGAAACTAAGAACTACGTTGAGAAGAACTTCCCAGGTTCATATGTTAGGTATGGTGACACTGACTCGGTTATGATTGAGTTTGATGTCGGTGATCGTACGGGTGAAGAAGCTATTGCCTACAGTTGGGAGGTGGGTGAGAGGGCTGCAGAAGAATGCAGCGCTCTTTTCAAGAAGCCAAATAATTTAGAGCTTGAGAAGGTATATTGTCCTTACTTCCTTTACAGTAAGAAACGATATGCTGCGAAGTTATGGACAAAGGGTAAGGATGAG